CATACTTCGTCCCGCCGCCTCCGGAGCTCTAGGTGGGTCTTTTAGCATTCAGCAACACACGCTCCGCCATTTCCGGGTGCGCCGCTTTCCATGTCTCCTGCATGGCCGGGTTTTCCAACAGCCACACCCGCGTGAGGTAGTCCACCTCGTCCTGGGAATACCCCAGATCCAGCATCCCGGTGAAGTCACCCGCTGCGGCCATCTGCTGCACCCGCGCCTCTTTCAGCGCCTGATCGTACTGATACCGTTCCTGCTCCAGCGCGATCATCTGTGCGTTTTGGTTGGCAAGAGCCTGTCGGTTGGCCTCCGCAGCCGCCGCTGCGATCTCGTATTCCGTCTGGGCCCTTTCGTTGCCGATGCCCGCAGCCGCCGCGATCCGGGCCTGTTCGTTCCGGGCCAGCGCGTCCTGATAGGAAACGCCCAACCGCAGCCGTGCCGACTCCGTTAGTCCGCCGGTGTAGCCCTGGGCCGCCAGCTGCTGGGGCAGCACCCTCTGTGTCTGCATATAGTCCCGGTACAGCTGCCGGTTGGTTCCCTCATACTCCGCCGCCAGAGCCGCCAACTGCTCATCCGCAGCCGCTGCGGCTCTCTCTGCCGCCAGGGCGGCCTGGGCATCGTTGGCTGCCACCGCCTCGTCGTAAAGTCTGGTGTACATATCCTTCATGGTAGACCAATAATCCACCGTGTTTTCCGCCGGTGCCTCTTCCGCCGGCGCTTCCGGCTGCGCCACTACTTCCGCATAGCCGATCTGCTTATCTCCGTTTCCGTCGATATAGGAGACCCTCTGCTGGGTGGTCGGTTGAGTAGTTGGCTTCGTCTCGGGTTGGGTCACAGGCGCCGCTGAGTACACGGCCCCCGTGGTGGTGTACCCATTCCCGGCGGGCGTCGTGGTGTGGCTGTAGCGCATCTGCGCTTGCCGCTCCCGCTCCGCCGCCTGTTCACTCACACTCTTGTATGTGGTGTTCACGGGGTTGCTCCACCACTTCGCCTGTTGCTCTTCAATGGCCTTTTGGTTCGTCCCCTGAACATTGTTGATATTTGCCAGTTCTTTCTTGGCGGCGCTGTATTTCCCAACGCCGCCCGCGTCTTTTGCATATGCCATTTTTTCACTCCTCTACAAAGATCGTCGCCGTTATATCCCGGTCGATGTGTGCTACACCGCCGGTGGAGTACGGCCAGAAGTACACATACAACGGCGTGTCTGCCGGTATGTCCTCCGCCTTGATCACAAAGGTCTGCCAGCTCCACCCTTCTTTCACCAGCACAGCCGTCCCGGCAGCGATCTGCGTGTCGTCCGCCACATCGCCATGTGCGTATTCGTACATAGCCTTGTTCCGGTCGCTGGTACACAATGCCCAGCAGAATTTTGGGAACTCTCTGGAGGGCTTGTACACATAGGCTTTCAGATGCATTTCCCTGGCTTTGCCCTTGAAGGCAAAAGCCCCCAGAAGCATCAGGCAGATGTTGTATGAGATTCTCTTATCCCCAAAGTAGTTCTCCCGGCTGTAGCTTTTCGCCACGCCCCATGGCCTTCTCTTGTTCTCGCTGGTAAAGCGCAGCGTCTCATTGTCCACGTTGATGGTTCTGGATACTTCCCGCGCCATATCTGCCTCCTTACTCCAGCCAAATGGCATCGATGGTAATGGTGTTTTTCATGCTGCCGTATGGATCCACGTACCCGGTCTGGTTGAACACCAGATACTTGCCCGCCGTCAGGGTGGCCGGTGTGCTGCTGACCTTGCTTTTGGGCGTAAACCCTTTCGTCAGGGTATCGGTTGTATTCCAGCTTCCGCTTCCCGTCATGGATCCCTCTACATGAAGCTTGCTGTAACCTGTTGTGGCAATCTCTTTGTTCATATATGCATTAGCGCAAATCACGTATCCTGTTCCGGTACCAGACCAACTATAATAGAGCTCATAAGACTGAGCATTGGATGTCACGCTTGTGGAAGATGGCCCCTTTCCGATGTTTCCAACGTTGGGCCGCTTTTCCGTGTCGTACACGAACGGCCCGAACTTGCTGGCCAGCGTGTCTTCGGTTCCATCGCCGTTGCCGTACCAGAAGATTGCGCCCTCGGGATGCACCTTCACAGTGGCGTCGTTCTTAATGGTCACGGTCTTGCTGTAACCGGAGGTTTTTCCGGTGAAGGTATAGGCACCGGCTTTCAGCTCGATGCCGGTCTTTTTGCCGTTGGCGTCCAGCGTCACACTGCCGGAGGCCTTGCCGGTATATTGAATGACTTCCCCGGCGCCGCCGTGGAGCGTAACGACCACGGTTTTTGCGCCACCCACGGGAATGTTGAAAATCATTTCCTCACCCCACGATCAGCACATTGGCCTTGATGGTGCTCCCGGGCACATCCTCACAGGCGAAGGTCAGCGTTCCGTTGCCCTGGGCCGAGGCTCTCACAATGCACTCGCACCACAGCACATGGGAATCCGGGTGGGGTGTGACAATTACATGATTGCTTGCCGTGACACCCGACACGCTCACAGTCTGCTTTTTGCTTGACCAACTTGCCGCGGCCAACGTAGCAGTTCTCGCCATAGAGGGGACAGCCCCACCCAGAGCTGCCGCTGTTACATCGCTTGCAAGCTGCTTCTTTTTTATCGTTCCGTCCGGAATCATTCCCGGTATTTCACCAGATTTCAGTGGTGCTTGATAATCCGTCCCTGCTTGTGCTGCCACGAATTTCTCCCCGTCGCTTTTTGCTATGCCCGTAAACGTTGGCTTTTCCACAGCTCCAAGCCCCTCCGGCGTAACATCGTCCGCCAGGTTTTCAAGCTTGATTGTTTTAAGCTCGACTTTTGGCCCGGTAATTGCCCGCGCTGCTACCTTTGGCCCCGTGATGGCCGCATCTGCCATTTTCGATGTGGTGATGCTGCCCTCTGCCACCGCGCCGGCGGATATGTCTTTCATCGCCTGTACCAGTGCTTCCAGCGCCGCTTGCACCGTTTCCGCGTCAGCCAGTTCCGGAATGTAGTTGATCCCCATCTCCGATGCTGCTGTACCATCCAGCAGATAGTCCAGCATCAGATTGAATTTGCTCATACCCACATTCTGGAACAGCCGGTCAAATATCATTTTGTTTTCCGCTGCCGAACCGGTCAGCTTGTCCGGCGCCGACTGTACCCCGTACTCTTTCAGTTCCGCCTCGGTCTGTTTCAGTTCACTTAGCGCCATTCTTTTCCTCCTTGCTCTTCACGCACCGGGGGTTGCGGCATCTCCACTTGCCCTCTTTCTCCCGGGTCATCTCAATTTTGCATACCGGGCATTTCATGCCATGCCACCTCCCGGAATCCCTTGTGCAATGGGCATTGCCATCGGCATCTGGGGTGTTGTCGGCATTGCAAATCTTTGCCGCCAGTCCTCCACAATGTCCTGCTTCCCCGGAATATCCAGCAGATCCAACTGCGCCGCGTACAGCTTCCAGTTATCCGGTGTGATCTGCGCCTGGGTCAGCGCCTGAAGGGCTTGCAGCGTTGCCTGTTTGCTCTTTACCACGCTGTCCCCCGCCGTGATGGTCACATCCACCTTGGGCCAATACTGCCATGCTTCCCGCACCACGTTGCCGTTGATATCCTTCACCGGCTGCGTCATGGTAGCCAGCCGGTCGGCGTTGAATTCCAGCGATTGGATCTCGTCCTTGTCCTTGCCCTGGAGATACAGCACCCTGTCATCGTCAAAGAACTCCAGCACCAGCCAGTCGATCAGCTCATACAGCCGCTCAAATCCGGCGTTCCGGTCCGCCTTCTTAATGTCCTCCTGATCCTGGGCATCGCTCCGCAGCATACTCACCGCCGTGGCCGTGGTGGCCCGGGTGGTCTCCTTGCCCAGGTTGGTCTCGTAGTTCCGGTTGGCCCGCTCCATCTGGTTCTGGATCCACTCCATCCCCGCCATGGAGTCTGTGAGGCTCTGCAAGCCTCCCAGTCGCCGCACTCCCGCGCTCCGCCCCGGTTTGGTTCGGATCTGGCTTCCCGGCTCGTTGGTGATCTCCTCCCCGTCCGCCAGGGCGTCTTGTTCCACAACGATCATGTCATTGCCCATCATGGCCTCGTTGAACAGAGCCATGTGCAGCTTCCGGTCTGCCGCGTCGATCATGCCCAGAATGGGGAACAGCTCCGACTTGTTCCAGATTTGCGTCTCGTCCTGAATCCGCCAATACTGCACAAAGGGGAACAGATTGCACTGCCGGTTGGTTCGCTTCCAGTAGTTGGGTATGTACTTGATCTCCTTGCCCCCGGCCATGATGCAGCAGCCGATGCTCCCGGCTGGTACCTTGTTGCCCTTTTCGTCCGTGGTGTCCTCCGGCTGCTTGAACCAGTGTTCCAGGATCTGCATGGTGTCGTCCGTGTCGTCCACAGCCAGCGACAGATCGAATAGGTTCCCACCTCCGGTGTAGTCGCTGTTCATAATGCTCTCCGGGCTTATTTCCAGCTTTTTCAGTTCCTTCTGGTACACCCGGCAGAACTCCACCTTGTGGATGGCGTATACATAGTCCACGTACTGCCCGCTCTGCATATACCCGTCCCGCACGCTGGGATCCGGGAAGTACCCCTCCAGGGGGATATCCTGTACCCGGATATCCCCCTCATGGATTCCGCAGCGCATACTGGGATCCCAGAACGCCTTCCACACCGCGTCCCCGAACTTGAAGAGCCGCCGCTCATTGCGGGTATTCTTGTCCTTCAGTCGGTTGTTCTCGATTACGTATTTCACCGCGAACTCCCGATCCTTGGCCTTCTGCCCGTCCTGATCGTCGTCCCTTCCCCGGAATTCCGGTTCCGGCACGTTGGGGTCGATCTGGCTCTCCACCGCGATCCAGGCATCCGGCACCACCGGCGGCAGTGTCATCCCCTGCTCCTCCGCGTAGGCCGCCGTCTGGTGGCTGGCCCGGTGGATGAAGTTGTAGTATTCGTTGCACTCCCGCCAGCTTTCCTCCACCATGCTTCTGGCGTTCTTCGCCCGGGAAAACAGCTCACCCACCGTCTTTTCCCGTTTCTCCCTGGTGGAGTAGTCATACCCCGCCACCAGGGGCTTTTTATCTCGTTTCATGTTTCACCTCAATTTTCAGTACAGATCTGCCATATCCACATCGGTTCCATCCATGCCCACATACTCATAATCGTCCACGGATTCATGGTGGATATGCGCAGGTTCTTCCATAACAATTTCCGGCTCTTCCAGTAGCCATGCCGGTTCCTCTGCTGGCAGCGGATGGATAAACCGCAGCAGCAGGAAGAGTAGATAGTCGATTCTCATGGGCGGTTAGGACTGCGTTGCAGTCATGGTCATTGTTCTGACGGTAACAGAATCATCTTGGGCAATAGCAATTTCTCTAAAGACAACGGAGTCGCCTCCGCTTCTGAGTGTGTGAGAAAAGCCTACCCCAGTCATTGGGTAAACGAGAGACAGCCGACAACGGAGGAAAACCCCATCCAGCTGAAATATTGCAACTGCATCAGAACCGCCGCTTACCGCTGAATAAATTTCACCGCATGTCTTGTCCGCCGTGTAAACCCCACCAGATTCGGAAATGTTTACCACAAGCGTTCTGCTGCAAGTGTCAGGCAACAGGGATTCGGAGATGGTGGTGGTTGTGCCGTAGACGAACGTGGTCACCGAAGCTGTATTCATGATATAAATGCCCGCTTTTTCTATAATCGCTCCGTCAAACTCCACGCCATCAGTTTTTGCGACTATCACTGTTGGCTGAGTCCCTCCCATAAAACTCGAAGAATACACCCCTAATTCGTGTGTTGCTACGTCTTGCAGCATCACATCAATATAAAGAGTCGTTTGTCCCCCAACAGGCCCAGCAGTAACGGACGCCCCCAAAATGTCATTGTCACTCGCAATATCATCCGATATGTGAACAAACGAATCTGCAAAAACATAATGCCCCTCGGTATTGCCATCCCACTCAATGACCGTTCTGCCGTCCCAAGGGTATCCAGCAGGAAGCTGTTCCTGTGCCACTTTCGCCAGTCTTTTAACTTCACCGCCGTCCTCCACAAGCAGCTTGGCACTGCCGGTGGTGGAGTCTGCGGTGGCAACCTCGCTCAGTTTTGTAAATTCCAAACTCATGTTTCGTCCTCCTTACAGAACGTAGATTTTATTATCATTGTCGGTGAACAGAACGCTTCCGTCAGAAGAGGCCACTCTTACAAGACCAAGATCGGTCAGCATTCGCAGCATTTCTTCCTGCATCTGTCCCTTGATCACCTCATGGGCTTCCGGATCTTCGTTGTGGCTTTTTATCCAGCCGCTTACATCCGGCACAGGCATTTCAGCAAGCACATCCTCCACTATTTCTGCCTTGTCTTCCTCAGTGAAGTAGTCTGTGCCCTTCACCGGGGTGTAACCGGGAGCGCCGTCGAATTCGCCGCTTTCTTTGGCTTCCGCAAGAGCCTGTTCTATTTGCTCTGTTACATCCGGCACAGGAATTTCCTCGATTTTTCGGTCAGTGTATTCGTTCGCAGCTTTTTCCGCCGCAGCCGCCGCGCCGGATGCCTCCACCGTTGTCCAGATCTTCTCTCCTTCACCGTTTGTCGCCAGCACTTGCCCCGGTTCTCCATCCGCTGCCGGCCCTCGCATAAACTGCTGCCGCTCGATCCAGTTCCGCAGCCTCGTCAGCAAAGCACTCAGCGCCGACTGCAAGTGGATCAGCATCACAAATTTTTCCATTCTTCCTCCTTATGTGGCCTTCTCTTCCTCGTCGCCAAACGCTTCATCAAACGCTGCCATAGCGGCGGCTCTCACTTCTTCCTCCGTGGCCACGTCGTTGCGCTTATGGCTGCCGGTGCCGGTGTTCTTGGCAAAGTTGCCCACCACAAAATGCTTTGTAATCTGGAACACCCCAAATCCTTCGTTTAATTCGTTGTTGCGGATGATGATCTGCAACCGTTTGTAGTTCTTTAACTTCCGATTGAAGAACACTTCATCCGGGCTGTCGTCGGTGTTGAAGGTGAACCGCTCAAAATCGATGTCCGCCCAATCGAAAATATCCATGGTACTCTGGCTCACCCGCATTTCCGTGCCGCCGGTCTTGTCGCTGCGGAAGTACACCGTGGCGCTGCTCCGGCTGTAGGGCTTGATGGTCACGCAGCAGCCCCGCTTCTGGATGGTTTTCAGCCGGGACGGTGATCCATCATCGTCGTACTTGGTGGCCCACACCGTGTCGATGGGCGCTCCGTCGTCGCTGAACCGCTCCATGGTCTCAATGTCGGAGTTGATCTTGCAGATCCTGCCGTCCTCCGTGCCAAAGTACAGCATTTCCACGTCCCCGCTCTTGATCGGCAGCCAGCACACCGCCGGGATGTTCTCCCAGTAGTAGCACTCGTACACAAAGTCACCCAGTGCCGCGCTCCGGTAGCTCTTTTTCTGCCGGCCATCCATCACATATACGTGGCCGTTGGGGAAACTCAGCAGATACTGCCCGTTCCACTCCACTGCCTCGGCCTCGCCCATCCGGTCTTCCGCCGTCAGCCTTGGATTGACGTAAAAGCTGCGGTTTTGCGTTACCCGCTCCCCGCTTACATTGGTCACGCTCAGTGCATAAACCCCCGTCCGGGTCAGAAACAGCGGATCATCCAGCAGCGTCACAAAGCTGCCCTTGCTCACCGCGCCCACACCGGCCATGGCCTGACGCAGGGTGAAAATGGCCTCCCCGGCCTCGTTCACTTCCGCCGATCGCAGATAGATGGTGGTGTCCTGGCCGTTGTCCTCTTTCACAATGCCCAGGTAGGATCCCACCCGGCAGTAGCCCATAATGGCCACGCCCTCGGTTCCTACATTGGAATAGCTCAGATCCGGAATGTAACTTGGGTCATTCAATCCGCTGATCCAGTCGATGTTGGCCATCTCCGGATTCCCGCTCACCACGATCCGGTCATCCGTGCCCACGCCGTAGGTGGTGATGATGGTGCACTTGTCGATCCGGTCTGTGTAGCCCTCCACCGTGTGGGGAAACTGGATCACCAGTCCGTCCGCCTGTCCCGCCGCCGGTTTTGTGGGGGCCTCCGTCAGCGTCACTTTGCCGTTTTCTCGGTCAACGGTGAATTCCCCGGCGGCCAGTTCCTCGTCCCATACCCACACCCGCACCGTGCCTTCTGCGTCCACCGTGCTGTCCAGCAGAAACTCCTTGGCCTCACCGTCCGTTTGGAATGCGTTTTTCCGGTAGGGCGTCATCATGTTGACGTCCTCGTAGCTGTCCCCGCCGCCGGTGGGTAGCCGGGTGATCACCGTGGTGGGGATGTAGGCTTCGCTCTCCCGCACCCACTGGGCCGTCTCCCCGTCGTACACCAGAAAGCCCGCTCCCGTCACGATCCACAGCTTGCCGCCCAGGCTCACTCCCCGGCTCCGGTGCTCCGGCAGCCCCTCCAGCAGCACCACAGGAGCCTTTTCGTCGCTCCACTCATACAGGGTCGTCCCCGCGTGTACCAGGGTTTTCCACTGCTGGGTAAATACTCCGTAGAACAGCCCGTGCACTTTCCCGTTCAGTTGGTGGATGGTGCGCCAGCCTCGCCGCTTTTCGGGCATCCCGCCCGCGTCGGCTATGATGTTGGTGCACAAGGGGCTCCGGTACCGCTCCACCAGGGATGGATCCGTGGAGAAGTCCGCCCCCCGGAAGGTGGCGTATACCGTTGTCTCAATGCTTGCCTTCGCGCCCATCGCTTACCCCCTGTAGAAGGTCTGCCGCATTCCGCCCCCGCTCTCGCCGGGGATCCCACGGGGCAGATTCATCACCATCCGGTCGTATAGATTCAGCAGCACGCCGGTGTCCACCACCAGATCCACCGCCAGCTGCTGCGCTGCCACAAAAAACGGCATACACTGGGCGGCATCATCTGCGATCTCAAACTCTTCCGTGTCCTTGGTCTGGCTGTCGATGGTCTTGGGCATCGCGTAATATTCCACTGTGACCTCCCCGCTCTCGCTCTCCGGGATGATCAGCTTCCCCGCCATCCATTTGTACCGCCGGGTGGCCACTTCCCCATTGCGCCAGATCCGCCGCAGGGTGGAGAAGTTTTTCGGCATCTCATACAGGGTTTTGCCCTTCTCCCGCTGGATGGTTTCGGTTTTCACGATTCTTCGCACCTGGGCCAGGTTCTTCTGGCAGATGTCAAAGAACCCCGCCATCTTCAGCTCAATATCCTCGTCATGGTCTACCGTGCCCCCGGCGCTGTGTTCGTCCAGTAGCATATAGACTTTGTTTTTCCCTTCGCCAAATGTCATGTTCTCACTCCAATCACAAAAGGGGCGGTTTCCCGCCCCTTTGATTCAATTCCCGCCCAGCAGTGTTTTCCACACTCTTCCGTCGGCGGTTCCGTTTTCCACAAGGCCCTGCTGTTTCTGATACAGCAGCACCCCCGCCTCCGTCTCCGGCCCGAACTCTCCATCCGTGCCGTACTCCTTCAGCGCAATGGCGTTTGCGGTCAGCAGCGTTTGCAGGGCGGCCACGCTGTGTCCCACATCGCCTCTCTTCAAAACCGGCAGCCGCAGCGAGATCCACGCCGTCTCCACGGTCGCAGTCTCTTTTTTCTTCGGCAGACGCAACACCATCCCCACAGTGAGAAGATCGTGCTTCAGCCCGTTGGCTTCCATCAGTTCTCCATACAGCAGCCCGTCTCCGAGCAGCTTATCTGCAATCCCCCACAGGGTGTCCCCGTATTGCACGGTGTATGTGTCCGCTGTTTCTTCCGGGCCAGTCTCTCCGTAGCGCAGCACGTAGTCCCATGGGTAGTTGTAGTAGGTTCCCGTGGCGATCTCCCGGCCTGTCTGGTCGCCTGTCTGGCCACCGGTGATCCCGCCCTTTTCGTTTCCGCTGGCTTGTACCACCCGCCCGTTTCCGATGTACATGGCCGTGTGGTGCACTGTGTTCAGCAGCACGTCCCCGCTTTGGAGGCCCGCTCCCGTTTTGAGATTGATGCTGCCTGTCACGTTCCGGAAGCCAGCCGCCGTAAACGCCGGGTACATATTGCCGGTGTAGGTCGCGCCCTTGTCCCGCACGGGTACGCCTACCTTCTGCCATACATAACTCAAAAAGCTGCTGCAATCGTAGTCCGGCCCCCACCGGTGGGTCTGGTCATACCCATGCACCGGATCGTTGGCCATTTGCAGCGCCAGTTCTACCGCATCGTCTCTCTTCATATCGTCACTCCTGTTTGATCTCAGGCAAAATTACAGGGATGGGGTTCGTTTTCAATGTAGCAATATATTCTTCGCCAGCGCCGCGAATCAGAGCCGTAATGTCCACCGCCGCCGCTTCCAGCACCTTCCGGGTGGGCTCACTCATTTTCTCCGTAACTTTCACAAGCAGCGTCTGGCCCAGGGCCTCGATCTCCGTCTGCGTCAGCTTGCCGTCCTCTCTGGCAGCCTTAACGTCTGCCACAATGGTCTGCATCAGCTCACCAACTGTCTGCTGCGCCAGGATGATCACTTCCTCCGTGGCCTTTCTTACCGTGGCCACTTCCTGGTACTTGGCCATCTTCGCCAGCAGCCACGCACCGGCCACGCCGATGGCCGTAGTCACCAGCACCGTCACGATCTCCGCGATCGCATTGATCCAAATGTCCATACGTTTCCTCCTTTCAAACCGGCAGCCCGATCTGACTCATCACCCAGGCCGCCACACCGCCGATCACCAGCCACAGCAGCTTATCCCCGATGGCTTCCCATCGTTTCTTGGGCTTGTCTGCAATGGATTTCACATCGGCCTTGATTTCCGACACATCCGATTTGATGTGCTCCTGTTCCTGCGCCAGCAGCTTCACCGACTGGATCAGTTCGCCCTGCTCACTCACCCGCTCCTCCAGCTTGTCCAGCCGGTGGGTGTTGCTCTTGCTCCGGGCTTCCGTCTCTGCCAGCAGCTTCACCTGGTCTACGCAGTTAACGTCCATGTGCTCCATCGGCTCACTCCTCCCGGACGTACAGCATCCGAACTTCTCCCTTGTCCTCGGAGAACAAACTCAGCTCGTCCGCTATCATTACCTCCGTTTTCTCCCCCGGCTTCAGGGGGAAGCCATTGGCCGCTGTCGCCTTCTTCCCGTCCGCCGGACGGAAGTACACCGTCTCCTCCCCGGAATTGCAAAGGATGAACCGGCGGCATCCCACCGGAACATCCTTGCTTTTTCCCGTAGACAGCGTATCAACCTTATCGATACGCAGTGCCATATCAGGCACCCGCGCCGGTGGAGAAGATGATCTGCCGGGCGTCGCCCCAGCCACAGGCAAAGTCTGCGTAACTCAGGAACTGAGCCTGGAGGGGGTTGTCCAGCTTGTTCTCCATCACCGTGGGTCGGGTGATGTAAACGATGTTTACCAGCTCTTTCATCAGAGCCTTGTCGCAGATGGCCCACTGATTGGCGGTAAAGCCATCCTTGCCGCCGCCCACCACGATATACTGCATATCCTGGGCGGGGTTCACGTTCTCGCTCTGGTTGGGAGTCAGCTTGGCATTCTCGCCGCAGATCTTCTTGGCCTCGGCCTCCAGCTCGGGGCTCACCAGCAGCACGTTGTAGTCGGCCAGGAAGGGCAGACCGTCGGGGGTCACAAACCGGCCGGCGGCGCTCTGGGCCTTGGTGATGGCGCTGATGCTCAGTGCATCGGTGATCAGGTTGCTGTAAGTACCGGCGTCGGGGTCAGCAACGAACTTGCGGCCATCGCTGCTCTTGGCGGCCACAGGGTGGTCGGCAGCAGCCCAGGGCTTGTCGTCGCCGCCCAGATAGCCGCTGTCAAAGGCGTGGCCGAACATACGCAGCACTTCCAGGAACACCTTCATGCCCATGGCGTTGCCCAGTCGGGTACCGGCCTTCTTGGTCTCGCCGAACTTGTCGATCTTGACCTCCTTGTGGCCCAGGATCACGCTGTCCTGGTACTCCACAGGCACGATGGTGGTCTTGAATGCACGCATCAGGCTGCTGCGGTTTAGGTTCTCACCGTCGTAAACCTGGGGCTCACCGTAGCCACCGCCGCCGGTCAGCTCGTAGCTCACGCTGTTGGTGTTGATCTCGCCCACAATGGGGGCAAACTTGTTCAGTCGGTTGGCATAAGCCACATCAAAGGCTTTGCCGATGTAAGGAAAGAGATCTGCTTTCCAATCGTTGTAAATAGCGCCTACATAAGGCATTTTTCATTCTCCTTTCACGATCCGCTCCACTGTCGGAATTCTTTTTCGGTCATCTTCATGTGGGGATAGGCTTCGTTCCAGGCTTCCAGTTCTCTCCGCTGCTTCGCGGTCAGCACCTTGCTCCCGGCACCTCCGCCGGCACCCGTGCCCCGCTCCGCTTTGTCCTCTCTTTTTGCCTGGGCCGTCCTGGCGGCCTCCCCGACTACCGCCAGATAGTCCTCGTACAGTTCGGCCAGCGGTTCGTTGTACAGCCGCTTCCCGCAGAAGCGTTTGAACTTGGTGTCATTCTCCAGCTGCCCCGGATCCACATCCGGGTACTGCTCTGCGAATGCCTCCGCGTCCTGCTCCATCCATTCCCGTTTGGCCTTCTCCTCCTGGGCCTTCCGCTCCCGCTCGGCGTCCTCCCGCCGTTTCTGGTACAGAAGTTCCAGCGCAGCATCTTCCTCCTCCACCTGGGCAAGGGTTTTCTTTTCCTCCTTGGCCCTGGCTTCCAGCCGGTGCTGCTTTGCCCTCTGGCCGTAGCTTTCCAGCTCCGCCATCGTGGTAATGGGCTTGTTGGTCATAGGATCGATCAGCCCCATCTTGGCGATCCGCGCGTTGTTCTCCTTGTTGGCTCTGTCGTATCCTGTCCTCTCGCCCTGTCTGCGGGCCGCTTTGTACTGCGTCCGCTCTTCGTGAGTCTGTTTCCCGGTCTCCGTGGAATGTTCGGCGCTTTCATTCCCCTTTTCGCCTTCGGCCTCTGCCGCCGGTTCCCGCTCCTCAGTCTCGGTTTCGGGAGTTACGACTTCCCCAGCTGCGCCCGTCTCCAGCTTTTCGTTTTCCATATCCATGTGGGCTCTCCTTTCTGCCGGATTCATTCCGGCAAAGCATCGTTTTTTGTTGACGCCAAAGGATACCGCGTTCTCCATGTCCGTGAATTTCCACTTTTCCGTCATTTTTTACGAATCGCGCAAACTGTTGAAAACTCTCGCTTTTTTCTCGGGCAAAATAAAAAACCATAGGCTCGGTGTCCTATGGTTTGAAAATTTCCGTCATATTTTCCTGTCAAAATCGCCGCCCGGATCGCTGTTTCTTCCGCATCTCCGTGATCAGCTTTTGCGGCTTCGCTTCCACCCTCTCCGGCATCGTTGTGCTCTGCTGGTGCCGTATCGCATGGCAGATAGCCGCAGCCATAACCATGTCGTCGTGCTCCCCCACCATGGCCTCCGGCCGATGATCTTCGTTGTACACGAATGTCAGCATTTCCTTCAGCAGATCCGCGTCCCGAAACAGTCGCGGCCTCGTGGCAAACACTTCTTCCAGATTGGCAATGATCCTTGGACGTGTTATGCGGTCTGTTCTCCATCCCCAGCTCTTTTTCATCTGCTTGGTGATGGTGTCCTCACGCTCTCTCATGTATTGGTTCGGGTATCCCCACTCGTCCAGTTTCATCACGGTGTATGTGGAGAAGTTCGTCTCGATCCCCACCAGCGCCCAGTTGTAATACCGCCCCAGACTCCATATCTGCTGCGCATATTCCCGCTCCGAATACGTCTGTTTTAGTGTCGCCACCCGCTCGCCAGTGGTGTTGTCTATCACCCACGCCGTGAAGCTATCGGATCCATCGCCCGCCGTGTCCCCGGCCAGCACATAGGGTTTCCCCTCCTCCGGTTTCATGTAGATCTTCACCGCCCCTGGGTTTTCCTCTTTCCACACCGGGCTTATCTCCGTTTCGCCCTCCCACAGGAACCGGCCCTGCATCTCCGGCGGCGTCAGCGTTTCCATCGTCCGGATCACCAAATCGTTATCGAAAACACCTGTACCGCTGTGCAGGAATCCTTCTTCCGGGTTACTCGGGTACTCCTGCTGAAAGATCCTAACATCGCCGCCGCAGTTGTTGGCAATGCACCAACGTCTCCATGTCAGCTGCCCCTCGGACAGGCCGTACCGATCCTGCATATCCAGCTCGTCGTCTGTCCACACCGTCCCCGGCGCCGGCTCCATGGTGTACTCCGGGTTTTCGTACCAGGCAAAGAACACCGGCTCAAAATCGCTTTCCCCGGCCACCGCCTTGTCCCATTGGGTTTTGAACTCGTCAAACCCGTTCGGTGTGCTCTCGATGATCACCATCGTCCCCGGCAGCGCCGGCACAGCCTGAAGAATACCGATCAGCGTACTTTTCTTCCCGTCCGGGCCCTCCGGCCAGAACGCAAACTCCGATATGTGCACAAAATGCAGCGTATCCGATCGTCCAATGCCCTTGCCGCCCGCCGTTGCACAGCGAATGCGGCTCCGAAGCCCTGGGTTCCTGTCCCGCTCCTTTTGGGCCTTGCTCGGGTTTTCAAACAGCAGTTCCTGCGCATTGCTGGCTTTCAGCATTGGTTTGATCGGCCCTGGCAGCAGATCGTAAAACAGCTTCGACATCCGGAACAAGTTGGCCGTGGCATCCTCTCGGTGTGCAACAATCAGCGCGTTCCGGTTCTTCCTGGTCGCGCATCCGTGGAAAATCAGTCCCTCCGTCATGGTGGAGAAGCCCAACTGTCGGGCCTTGTAGATGATGATCCGAACCGGTTTGCCCGCGTCCTGCTGTTTCTTTGCCACCCGATACAGCTTTTCCTGCGCCGGGTTCAGCTTAAACGGGATAATATCGCCGGTCTTCGCCTTGATCTTCAGGCAGCTTTCGATGTAATCCTTCGCCACCATCGGATTCATAGCCCGCTCTCCTTCCCGTTCTGCTTCTCCAGCCACTCTTCAAAGTTCTGCCCGGTAATGGTTCCGTCCACTTCCACATGGTTTTTCCACCGCTCCGGTGCCCGGTTGGTCAGAAAGAACTTGATCGCCTGTACATCTGCCGGTACGTGCTGCTGCTCTATCGCATACTCCACAGTCTCCACTTCCCGCAGCCGTCTCCCGGTCGTCTCGTCATACTCCACCCGCTTCACTTTGATTGCCTTTTGCAACTCGATGGTGTATCCCGTGGCCCGTTTCCCCAGGGTCTCTTCCACCTCCGCGCACTTGCGCGCATCGGTGCGCCCGCGCGATATGGCGTCCGAAATGTCCGGATATGTCTTGATCCACTGATACAGGGTGCTTCTGGTGATCCCTATCTTTTCCGCCAGTTCCAGATCCGTCCGCTCTGTCGCCCAACTCTCCAGCAATGCAAGGTTTTCTTTCCGGAGCCAATGCTCATATTTCCCCTTCGCCATCTCTAACCCTCACATCGCCGCCCGGTCATAGAATTCCCGCTTCATGTCATACAGCCTACCCAGCGGCACCAGCATTTTCCCGCTGATGCTCTCCGGGCTTTTTTCTTTCGTCAGAATCTCAAACAGCGCCCGGCTTTCCTCCGGGCTGTCGGCGATCTCGCCGATCAGCGCCCGGAAGTCTGCCCGCCGCTTGTCCGGCAGCTTGTTCCAGATCTCCAAGGCTGCCCAGATATACCGTTGTTCTTTCACGCTCCGTCTGCAATTCTTCATCGGTCTGAACTTGATAATATCAGCCTCCTTCCCCCGGCCCGTCTGTCGGCGGGCGCCAATAGCGGATGTACTGGGGCCATCCGGGAATGTACGGCCCCCGATAGAGCATATATGTACCCTTCGGCGCTCTCAGCTCCGCGCCGTTCTTTGCGATTTTGTCCTGGGGCTTGGGATCGGGCATATTCCGGCTGCGGGTGTACTTCTTCGCATCCTCGATCCGCCGCACCTGGTTCATCAGGTACTGGGCCAACCCCATGTGATCCCGCTCCTCCCAGATATGCTCGGCATGAACAAAGCCCTTGCCCCACTTCTGCATGGCGATCTCCAGAGCCTCCCGGTTGATTACCACATGGTGGTGCACGTTCACCATCTCCCCGGTCTCCCCGTCCATGTCGGAGGTAAAGGCCAGGTACCGCAGAGAAACACCCTGCTTCTTGCATTCCTTCCGGATCCGGTCGAACCACAGTTCCTGCTGGTGCTTTGCCATCTCCCAGGTCTCGTTCTGGTCTGCCCCTGCCGGTCTCTTCTCGTCGGAGTATTCCACCGTCAGCAGCCAGTCCTTGTGGTCAAAGTAGGCATGGAGCAGTCGGTTCACTCTCTTCACCGCACTGGCCTCGTTGCTCTGCTGCTTTCGGATCTCTGCTTTCAGCCGGCGCTCCGATCGGGTCGGTCTCTCTCCCTGGATCCAGTATTTGATCTTTTCTTCCATCTGGCCGCACTTGTATGTCCGTATTACCCAGTAACCGTTCCCCATTTTTCCTCCTTGACGCTAAAGTTAGGCGCTTACCTCGTTTCCCAAGAACGCGCACGCGCGTTCCGTCGAAAAAGCCTCCCCTGTGCAAGGGGAGGTGGCGCGGGCTTTCCCGCGCCGGAGGGGTTGTCAATGCACTCAGCTGCGGGGCCGATCCGCAGATCAGCCCCTGTCCTCAATGCATCAGTAGTCGCAAATTTCCCAGTCCCACGCCAGCATATCCGTCTGACTGGCCACCCACGGCACTCGCCCAATCGGCGCCGCCCGGTTCTCTGTCAACAGCCCCGTTGTATCGATATAGATATACGGCTGTGTCATTTTGCTGTGTTCATCCGGCTCCTGCATCTTAATGAAGATTCCGGCTCCGTTCCATCCCGCTCTCCTCAGTTTGTGGCCTAAACGCAGCAACCGCAATGCCTCACCAAAGTCTACAACTCTCGCTTCGTCACAGCAGCCCCATTCTTCTTTGTCACAGCAGTTCCATTTCTCTTTCATTTTATTTCTCCTTTCATATCAGTACGGCAACTCGCCGTCGTCCTCATAGTCCGGAATCTCCCGGAAGGCACCGGTCTGTTCCATAGCCTCGTCCAGGCTCTTCTCCGGTTTTTCCGTTTTTCCGCCGGCAAAGTAAATGTTTTCCGCCACGATCTCCACGCTCGTGCGCCGCTGGCCGCCGTCGCCAGTCCACTCTTTCACCTGGAGCCGGCCTTCCACAGCGATCTGCTGGCCCTTCACAAAGTGCTTGGCCAGAAATTCCCCCTTGTGCCGCCACGCCGTCAGATCGAAAAAGTCAG